GTGTTCTCTTGCTCACAAAAAAACGCCCCCCTTTAGATAAATTGCATTTTCTACAACTTGAAACCAAATTGTCATCAGTATCTAAACCATTCAAGCGTCTAGGTATTACATGATCGACAGTATCAGCTTCTTGACCACAATACTGACAGATATATCCATCACGCCTAAGTATGCGTTCTCTGATATTTCGCCATTGTCTTGTTGATCCAGTAGATCTTAATGCGCTCTTACTCAATGCCAACCCTTAGTCTTGTAATGCTCTAATGCTTTACACATAGAACCATATCTTACTTTGTTGTACTTAATACCCCAATCAACTTGCTTGTATCCATCAGCTCTTTGTAAGTATTTAGATCTACCTTGAGGAATACCATAATGACTACCATTCTTGGCTTTTGGATTCCATCTTGATTCTTTGTAATACAACTCATCTAAACAGTAAAACTCATCCAGATTGTTAAGCTGTATAAAAGCCCATTGTCTGTAATGATTTGTCTTAGGTTGTTGAGATTCAGCTACTTCTAAAGGATGCAGTTGTAAAACAAATAGAGCGATCCCAAATAGCCAGCACCTCGCGAGCTTTCCCTTACGGGCTCGCGTTTTTGCCTTTAGGGCAAATACTTGCTTAGAGCCTAGCATGGGAATGCAAGTACCTTTGCGCATAAATACTCCAATCATCTCAATATGTGGATTGTGATTTACAACACACAACTCTTAGATCATCTGTATCAATCCATGTTTCATCAAATCCTGCCTCCATTAAATTGACATCCATCCTATGTATCCAGCATCAGGATTATCAGCAAGCCATTGTTTATGCAGCTCATTTTGATAAGCCCAATTTATTTCGTGTGTTAACTCATCATGAGAATCGCACATGTATGGCACTCCATTTCCGCAAACATCCATGATCCACATTTAGGGCATCGACTTACAGGCTCTTGGGTATCGGTTTGTTCGGCTAGGTTTTTTGTTCCCACAGCACAACATTTTAAGCATTGAAACACCCTGAAGCCTTCGTGAGTTTCAAATTCATCAAGCCATACAAACTCGCTGTTGGCTGAGCAAAAGTTGCATCTAAACTTAACCAAGTTTGCCAGCCCATCCTGTTCCCTTAAAGATGGTTGGCACAGCTGTGTATATGCGTCTTAATCGTGCGTTGCATACTTGACAATGAGGGATTTTATGATCCATTGGTAAATCCAATACAATCATCGACCCCTCACTATCACAGAAGTATTCGTAATTAGGCATTTGGTTCCTTATGTACCGGATATGGAATTCTGTTTATAGCGTGGCAGTTGTAGCATCGAAGCAGATCGCCCTCATGAAGTAATCTGTCATCGTTGCACATATCGCAGTATGTCGTTGATGGTTCGACTTTAACTCCGTCGTCCGTAAAAGTTGCAGTTAATCCTGAACCATCAATGATTTGTAATTCACCCATTTATTCACCTCCTTCAAAATACCATTTTCCATTAGCTGTAAGTTTTGCCCATTTGGCATCACATTGTTTTGCTTTACAAACATATCCATAGTAAGGCTTGCCTCCTTTGGATATTCCTTCTTTAAGAATATGACCATGCTGGCACGCAGGTGGCTCATTAGGTATTGATGCACCAATCTCAGCAACAACATCACCAACAGACCATGCAACAGTATCTTTAGGTTTATCAGCTTCAAAACTATCTCTTAAGATTGTTTCAATTTGTGCTGACTTAGATCCAGGTTTGCCATACATATTCTGCCTAACTTCTAACTTCTCCTTGAAGGTTTGATCAGCCTTAACGATTTCCATGCTGTCTTTTGTAGCTGTTTTATTTGAACCTTTGAGAATTATTATTGCCCTTCCCAAACTGCTGCTGGCCGTATCTTCTACATACCATTTTTTCATATTGGCCATATAAGTTTCTCTTGATCCAAATGCTATATTTGAAACAGCCGGGGATGCATCATTTGAATCTCTCCAAAGAGTTGCTTGCACCAAGATATAACCCTTTTCAGGATCGTGGCTAATAACAGATATGTCAGATCGTCCGTTCGGAAAATTTGATATAAACCATTTGTTGAGTGTTGCCACATCCTCATAATCCTCAAGATTAAATGCCATCTGCTACTCCAAACTCTTGGTCGTAATGGTCGTACAGTTCTTTGTAAATGACTGCATAACCAATGATGTCTTTAACACTATCTTGGTGATTTGCAGTTTCGGCAAGTCTGCTGACCTTAACGAGCAGCTGCATGATGCTGACCTGCATTGGCGATATGTAATCTCCATAGTAAGCAGACCACAATTCTGAGATTCGCTCGTGATTGCTTTGACTGCTTCCGTAAACTGATCCTCTAGCTGAGAGAATTGTTGCGATTTCATCCAAGAACTCAGTTCTGCTTGTCATAGTCAAATACTTCATCAGACTTGGTTTTAGTGTTTGTTAGTCTGCGGTGCGAATTCCACCCATCAGCCCTACCCTTCCAGTAGCCATTCTGGAAAGCCGTATTGCGTATTTCATGAATAATCCATGCAGCAAAAGTCAAACCGATAATTGCCCACATGATTACAAAACCCATATCTCTTCCTTCTAGCCATGTATTCATTTTGTTGCCCACTCCCTTATTACTTTAGGCATCGCAACCGGATTTCGGTCATCGATTACTGTATATCGTGCTCCTGACGGATGGATTGATGGTGCAGCAGCTACATAACCTTTCCATTTAATGTCAATTCCATCATTTAACTTACCTCTGAACACATCAGATTTATTAGCTGTGTAATAAAGATGCAAGCCATCACCAGTTTGAACTGTGTATGTTGGCTCGAATTCTGCAAGCAATTCACCGCCATTACGATAATCAATATCAAACACGACTAAACCTGATTGATAACAGGCTATTCCAATGTTAATGTTCTGATCATAATCAAACCAAAAATTAATTAACTTTTGATCTGTGGTTGCTGATAAATAAGCTCTTTGAGTCAAGTCAAAGTGTGGATCTTTCTTGCGTGGCAATAATGGCAAAACTGCCCATCCTCGCTCCGCATATTCTAAAGCTGTATCTCTACTGCCTAGATCTAGTTTCATGTCGCTCCCTACATATCCACAGTATCTCTGTGAATACATAAAGTTTGACCTAAATCAAGTCTTTTATCTACCTGACTTACGGCGTGTTCTATAACGATTAGATAACGCTAATATCCTCAAAATCATCGATATGGTCATCAATCGTGCGAGGCTGATAGTCTGTTTCACGCCCCATAAGACTTTCCAAGAGCTGTAAATGAGCCATCTTTGTTGATTGGGATCATCTGCACATTCATATTCTTGCCATCCCAGTCCATAATTACAATGCCCATTTGCCAATTAGCCAAGCCTTTTGTATAGGAGGCTTTTGCTCTGTTCATAAGGTTGCCTGTTTCAACCCCGTAAAGGGGTCTATAAGCCCCGTATAGCCCCTCTGAGTAGGCTGACATACCTAGCCTATGGGTATGCCCACAAACCACGCTCTTTCCTGCCTTTTTGGCAAGATTTAGGGCAGTCTGACCAGCGTTAGGATTCATGTTGCCTTCATCGCCATGAGCCAAGATCCAACCCTTTTCAAATTCATAAAAGGTTTTGTGGAATGTAATGCCCATAGAATCAAAATCCATGAACTTGGCATATTGCAATTCTGGAAGGCTAATGAGCCCTGGAACTTTTAATAAAGTATTATATAAGCGATCAGTATGATTACTGCGGATAATATGAGCTTCTCGGCTGTGCTCTGTGAGAGCCCAAAGAATTTCCTGAGTAGCTGAACGATCATCGTCCAAAGTCTGTTGATAAGCCAAAGGTGTTTTCTCAGCCCATCGGCTAATGGTTTGAAAATCAATTTCATCACCCACACATAATACACTTTCAAATCTTTCACGCTTAGCCAACTTGATGACATTCTTGACAGCTGTTTCATGATGGTAAGGAATTTGCAAATCACTTATTACTAAGTATCGCTTAATCGTCATCCTCATCGTCAGTTGGATCTATTGATGGGATGATCCCACCATCGCCCACAATCCAATCAGGGAATGTCTTATGTTCAGTCATCAGCCAAAATGCGTGCTCAGGTGTAAATCCTGCTTTTCTGGCTGCTTTATAGCATTCGTGCAGAGCCATGTAATGCTGATCTATTTTGTTTAATGGCTCAGGAGTTTGGCGAACGACTCGACGATTGATCTTTTTGCGTTTGATAGGTTTTCGTGTGTTCGCCATGTGCTAAGGCTAACTCTATTTAGATAGTATTCTTAGGATTTCCTCTTGGCGTGTTTCAATTCTCGCTAATCTATCAGCAAGCGATGCACCACCATTAGGAGTTAAAGTCCAAAGCCATCCTTTAATAAGATAACGCAGACCCGTAAAGAAACCGACTAATACGGCGGTTATGCCAGCGGCGAAGCCAGCCCATTCTGTTGGTGTCATTTTGCATTGATTCCATAATCAGCTTCGCTCCCAGACTTTGGATCTAATGCTTTGGCAATTGGTGCAACTAATGCTCCAGCAAGAACTGCTAACTCTGGTCGAATATCGGCAACAATGGCAAGTGCCACAGTAATACCTGAAGCTGCAACAGCTCTTAAATATGACTTAATTGCTGCCTTGTGTTTTTTGCTTAGTTTCATGAATTGCCTCCTAGTAGTGGGATGTTAAAAAATGATCCATCTTTATCGCCTGATTTATTAAAACTGATGTGAATATGCTTTGTGTGAGGATTAATGCCTTTATAGCGACGCCATTTCCAATTCAGCAATTTGCTGGCAATGTGATGGTTATGGATTACATAAGATATGCGTTTATCTGATTTTCCACATTCTCTGATTTGGTCAGCGAGATAAGCAGAAATTCCTTCTTGCTTACCCAAGCTAGCATCAATATCAATGGCTCTGACACACCCATTAAAGTCTGGATTGTGGTCAGATTTTTTTGTGGAATGACGAGCATCACCCAACCATCCATCACTTTTACGGCTGCGATCTGGGAATGAATCATCAATCTGTTCCCGGAGTTGAACGGCAGCTTTAGATAAAAATGGTTTCATTACGCAAGGAGCAGTTTTGCTTCATCCTCGGTAATGCCTAATCGATCAAGTATTGCTTGTTTAGCTTGAGCATGTGCTGCAACTTGAGCTTTGAATGCTTCGGCTTCGGCTTGATCTTTTTTATATTGAGTGAACTCAGCGTTAGTCATTTCCCGATCAATAATTTCATTTGTATCTGTATTGTGAATTCTTACCATTGGCTTACTCATTATTTCACCCCATATACATAGACTGTTCCACCGCTAAATGTTCCTGCAACTGTAATAAAAGTAAGAGAAGTAATTGCTGCTGAGCAATCATACGTTCCATTCCCAAAGGTGTATCTCATATCAGAGCTAGGGCCGTTTATTGAACTGTGATGAATTTGAACAACATCTGTTGCAGTCGGATTGTAAATATCCATCGCAACATAACTCAAAACTTTTACATCCGTTCCACTAGTTGCTGAACCTTGTGTCAAATAGAAAATACTTGAAGTGCTTGCATTACTAACTTGGCTTGGCCCGCTTCTAATGATTGCATAAGAATAGTTATTGCCAGTATCTCCATTTAATCGCATACTCATACCATCATCACCTGTTTGATAAACACCTTTTACATAAACCTTCAAAGATGTATAACCAGTTGGGGTGATGTTTATTGTAGTGCTACTGCTAGACAATGCTGTTCCACCTGAATTTAATAAAGTCATTCCACCGCTAACAGGAGCAGCCCATTTTAAGCCTGTTGCTGTTGAGGAATCAGCTGTTAAAACTGTATCGTTTGCACCAACTGCTAATCTTGAAACCGTATCTGCTGCCGTTGCTGCAATAATGTCGCCTTTGGCATCAACAATAGTTTTAGCAATTGCTGCGCCGGCATTGTTGAAAACTGTTGTGTCAATTGCTGTGCCAAGCGATCTAATAGCAGATGCGCCATCTTTAACCAAATCTGTGTCATTTGGTGTAGTCCAGCCGTAATTGGTAGTGGTTGCCATTTTTCTCCTATAATCAGGCTACGATTGTAGCGTATTCCCATGTCAAAGTATTGCTTAAAGTATTCCAAGCCTCGCCGATTGGCACAGAATTCCATCTCATAGCCACTTGGCTAAAACTGACCGGCGAAAGGTTGATTGTCAGGAATAACTCATTGAATCGAGTGCTCCAACGCCATCCTTCAACATAACCAGAAAATTCACCATTATTAATTTGAGTTGGTAGATCTGCAATGTTTAAGGGCATTCCCATAAATACACTCAATAGGTTATCTCGATCTGAGTTATCAATCTCTGGATTTGTAATTGGAAAGGTTATGCTGTCAAAAATTGGTTGTGGAAAGGCTCGAAGGCTAATGTATCGGTCAGCCACCTCTTGAGCATCTACCGCTGAATGAATAACCGATTGGATGCTTTCAGACTTGTATCCATAAAGGGCAATTGATGATGCCGATGTTGCTGTTTTTTGAGATCCAAAGTTGTTCCCGTAATTGATAAAAATGTCGTTGCGAATATCAGCTGCTTTTGTGGTTGTGCGTAATCCTGAACCAATTGCATTGTTGGCAGATAGATCAACATAACCATTGGTTATCAAATAGGTTTGGCGGTGGTCAGCATCGGCGTATCCAATGTTTCCTTCATTGTCCTCATAAATATATCCAAATGCGCTGTTAGCAATTTGTGATGCAATGTTATAAACAGTATCAGGAGAAGCATCTCGATTCTCCATTGTGTAAAGCCCCGGCTGATCGATCTCACCTAATCCAAGATTTAATGCAGTAGCCCAAGTTTCAGTTGCAGAATATCCTGCCCAAGTAGAAGCTGCTGGCACATCATTCCAAGCCCCAAGCAATACGCTTGAAAGTAAATCATAAATCTGATTGCCGTCCTCATCTTGAGATATTGTTCCATTGTAAATTTCTTTTGCTAATTTAACCAAAGATCCCATCGCAAGAATTGTGTATTCAACGACAGTTGCAATTGAACCCGTTGCACCCACTTCAACAGTAATGTCAGTAATATCCCCACCAAATAAATTCACATATGTTCCTGCGCTGTTTTTGACCTGCAAACTTAAACTATCATTTATGTCAAATGGAAAGGTTTGACCAGATAACGCAACAATTGTGCATTGTAGATAAGATGGGTTTGGTTGCGTATAAATATCATCCCGACCTGCTTGGTGAGTTATGTCGCTGATTGTTAGATTTGTGTATTCAGTTCCTGCAACAGTCAGTTTCCATTCTGGTGTCCAGACTGTCATTAGTTGCCTTTGATGCCGTTATTGTAGAGCTGTGGAACTGATCTTGATGCGCTTTGATTTAATACTTTTGCCACAGCTCTTGCAGCGCTTTCAGAATCAATTGATTGAACTGAAATGTTATAAGTATTTCCACCGGCTTGCCCAAATGGAGTTCCAGTTGCACTTTGTGGCACTCCCCTAATTTGAGATGATGGCGCAATGTTAGAAATACTGCCAATATCAGCACCCGGTTTAATCAAGTTAATTAATCTAATGCTTTCGTTTGCAAGACTGATAACCAATCCAATTGCTTCTTTGATGAATGTAATAAATCCTTGAATTATGCCGATTACGCCAGATATGCCTTTACCCAGACTTTCAGCACTTCTTTGACTTTCTTTCAAACCAGCACTTAATCCTTGATCGCCAGTTAATCCCGCAATGAATGCGTTGAGAGTTGGAATGCCAGTTTCATTTAAGAATCCAATGAATCGCTCAACCTGTGGGAGAAGGGCAACTCCTAGTGCTTCTTTAGCTTCATCAAATCCTACTTTTAATCGATCAATCTTGCCTTGAAATGTTTCAGCATTAGCAGCTGCTGCGCCACCATAAAGATCAGATAATTTTTGTTGAACTTCGGTAAATGAAAGAGTAGATAATTCAGCCTTTGATAAACCAAGACCTAATCTGCCAAGAGCTGTTGTATTGCCATCTTGAGCTCTACCTAATGCATTAGCGACAGTTTCAAGATCTAAGCCTCGACCTTTAGCAATATCTAAAGATAGGTTTAATAGTTTCTGAGCTTCATTAACATCTTTTGTCGATACGGCTAAACGCTGGAATGCTGGTCGTAATTGTTCATCGGCAACGCCTGTTGCTAAAGATGTCTTTAGTATGTAATCCTCAGTAGCCTGAATTTGACCTTCTGTTGCCCCTGTGGCGGTCTTTAAGGCAGCAGCCAGCCTCAACTGTGCCTGTTCATCCTCTATGGCAGCCTTGACCCCATCAATGGCTAATTTAGTGCCATAGGCAACGGCAGCAGCAGCTGCAACAGCAAAAGCAGCAGCAGCTCTTTTACCAAATGCGCCGACCTTATCTCCAAAGGTTTGTATCTCATCATCGGCTTTTTTTAATCCTTTTTGCAGATTATCAATATCAGCAGCAAGGGAAAGCGTCAAGGTTCTAGATGCCATCTGACCAGTCTTTTCTAATTTCCAAAATTATTTCCTCAAACTCTTTAATAATAGTTGGTTGCAAATGTCTAATGGTTGGATAAATAAACCAACCTCTTGAACCTGATCCTTTAGGCATCGGCCCTGACCATCTTGGGAATTGAGGATAATTCTTTGATCCAAATTCACTTGCAGCACCAATACCAGTTCGGCTTCCTTTAGGATCATTGCGGGTATTGAATTGCGTTGTTGCTCCACCTGAAAACTTTTGCCCAGCAAAACCAAAAGATATTTCGCCCAATAATGATGAGGCTTTTACTTTACCGCCTTGAGCAACACGATTTGCAACTTTACCTCTAGATGATGCAACCCGTCTAATTTCATTTAATTCTTTTTGAGCAAGTTCTTGAACTCTGCGTTTTGTTTCCTTAACAGCGGTTTCATCCATTTGGCGTAATACTCGAGCAATCTTGTTTAATTCTCGTTTATCATAGGCAATCGATGGTTGCGTGCTAACTGCCATTTCTCGCCTCCAATACTTCAATCGCTGTTAATATGTCATCCGCATCAACCCATTCACTCATTGGTATATGAGTTGCAATTGCTAACTCAACCAACAATCTGTTTAGGCTTCCTGCTTTGTGGCTTTTGGGTCTGCATCACCGACTATTACATCGGCAACTGTTTCCATCCAAATATCCAATGGTTTGATTGGCTTGCTTCCGGCAACTTCACGCTTATGAGCATGATAAGCCAGAAACATAAGATCCCAAATACCCAGCTTCTCGGATGCTTGTCCAATGACATTTCCTGTCTGCTTTTCCCATTTCGCCCACTCAG